CATTGCTGAAAAGAAATTGTTAGACGCCGCGCAACAAAGTTTGGGCAGTACGGTCACCGGTGGTGCCACACGCGGCTTAGCTGAGATACCTGTCGAGGTTGCGCAATCTGTTATAAGCCGCGCGCAGTCAAACCAAGACCTGTTGTCTGAGGACGCAATCGAAGAGTACGGGCAGTCTGCGTACGGTGCGCTCTTAGCAGGGCCTGCGATGGGAGCTGTGGCGTCACCACTAGATAGATCTTCTGCTAAAAAATTGTTGGCGCAACGCGGGTTAACCCCTACTGGTGAAGCAATACCCGATGCCGATGTAAGCGCCGACCGTCTCACCCAATTAGAACAAGAGCAACAAACCGCGGAGTATATGCGAGGTATAGAGCAAGAAGAGCTTGCTGAGCGTGAGCGTTCTATGGGTACACTAAACGAACGCACTGGGCAGTTCGCGCTTAACCTACCTAGAGAACGGCGCGTCGCTCCAGAAACTACCGTGCAAGGTACGCCGTTGCCAGCACAACAACGTGGGGTTGATCCGTTTGGCCGCCCCCTTGCGCCTGAAGTAGAGGCTGGTGCTACCCCCGTGTCTGATACGGCACCGACACCGATGACTCAAGCGTTTGATGAGTCCCTAACACTAGCGGATATTAAAGCAGAGCGTGAGCGCCTAGAGTCACAAATACCTGATATAGACGATACTGACCTTCGTAAGCAAGCCCGTGCAAGGGTTAAAGAGCTCAAAGGTATTGAGTCCGAGCGTGTAGGGGTTATCCGGGAACAAGCGACCCGTGCCAAACGACTGCGGTTAGATGAGTCAGGCCAAGCACTGCTGGATTTTGTTACGCCTAAAGCCCCCGCGGTACAGCCCGCGCAAGTTGCCGTTGACACACCGACATCCATAACCCCAGCTACGTTTGACCAATTGGGTATCGGTAAAAAAGCGGTAATCCGCAAAAATCAAGATCTGATAAACGCAGACCTAACAGACCCTGACCAAGTGGCGTTTGTGCGCACTGCGTTGGAAGCCTACAGGGATGTGCCTAATCGGGCACCAGATACTCAGGAAAAGATCACCACGTTCTTAAGCCAATTACCTGAGACACGTCCTGTGATTAATGCTCAGGCTTTAGACGCACTAAAATTACCTAAAAAATCTGCGTTACGCCCAAAGTTACTGGGTATGGACATGAGCGACCCAGTGCAGAATCAAGAGGCCAACAAAGTTTTACGTTCGGCGTTACAAAACTCTAAGATGCCCGCAGATGCGAAGCAAGCTATTCGGGACGTTATTGAGCAGTCGGAGTTTACTCGTCAAGGTGAAATGTTTGGCCCCCTTGGTGGTGTACTACAACCCGTTACACCTCGTGCAGGAGCTACTGATGCTACACCAGAACCAACCCCAGCCCCTAGTGTTGAGCCAACCACTGAACGACCAGCAAGTGAGCCAAGCGTGGGAGTGGCTAGCGTGGGCGATGGACCAGCCCCCTCACCGGAGGGTGCCCCCGGAGCAGTTTCAGAACCTGAGGTCGGAGGATTGGCTGGCACTGATGTTGGCGCTCGACCAGACGTTGAACGAAGAGAACCCGTATCCCCTGCAGTAACGGAAACTCCCGAAACGCTAGAGGACGTCGAACCCCCCACTGTAGTCGATACAGCCCCCGAACCCACCGCACCTGCACAACCTGCACAAGATATTGAGTACACCATTGACACGGCTGTGGATGCGGCTAGTGAGCTTGCGGCGCAAGATACCCCGGACTTTAGGGCTGTCGCACGTCTGGCTCGTAACGCATTTAACAGTGGGTTGTTACCAGAAGCGCAATACAGAGCTATCACGCAGAGTGTGGCTAATCGTGAAGAGTCCGTGGCAGTTGACTTGCAAGACTCCCTAATCAGCGAGCAGAGCGGTAACAACATAGCCAACGCTGTGCAAGCCCTACGAGCGGCTGGTGACAGTGCTGGGGCAACAACCCCTACCTTAGATAGTGCGATAAATAGCCTGAACCCAACAGCCGCACTAGAAGCAATCATCGCCGATGACACCGCAGCGTTTAATAGCCGCGAACAGCTTGTAGCGCAACGTATTTTAGACGCGGGGGTCGAGCTCCCCACTATGCGTATGGTTGACTCTTTGGGTACAGATGTTAACGGGGATCCTATACTGGGGCAGTACAACTCGATTACTGACGAAATATCTCTGGTAAAGGGTACCGCGGACTCACACACGCTACTGCATGAGTTAACCCATTCGTTTGTGCATCGGCAAATAATAGACCAAGAGCGCCGTGGGTCGACCGACGCCGACTTTAAAACCTTACAGGACGTATTCGCACACGTAAAACGTGAACGCCCAGAATTATCTGATACCTATGGGCTAAGTAGTTTGACTGAGTTTGCTGCGGAAGCCATGTCTAATCGTGACTTTCAAATGCAGTTAATGGGCATAAAGTATAAAAAGAAATCAGTGTTTTCATGGTTTGCGAACACCCTGCGTAACATGCTTGGCTTAGACGACGCGGGGCCTATAAATAACACATTGTTTACAGCCATGGTTTCAGTTGACGGCCTAATGCGTAGTGGTCGCGATTTGCAGCTCGCGTCAGAAGGTAAGTCAATTGGAAGCGCAAATGTAGCAAACGCCACATCCCAAACAAAACAGCTTGCGGATACCCCACTAGGTAAACCCTTACCAACGACCCTTGCTGAAGTAGCGCAAGCCCCTAACCAAATCATACGCACCGAATTAGGTAAGTTTGCTCGCAGTGCGGCTTCGAATGAGGTTAGCTACGCTACTATGTTCCGCCAGAAAGCATTTGACGCACAAGCCCCGCTAGCTGTCAAATTAAACGGGGTATTTACCGATGGGGTAAAAAACGCTTTCGGTGATGTGAACCCTATGGTGTTTAGAAGACAAGCAGCAGACCATCAAAGAATAGCGTTAGAACTATTCCGTAGAGGTGGTTTGCGCATGAAAGAAGATGGGACTTGGGAAGCCTTCGCACTTAAAGACAGCAACGGTGATGTAGTATCCGCGCAGAAATTAATTGAGACCATTGACAAATTTGCTAAGTCAGAAAACTCTACATACACCACAACCAAAGCCCGCGTTTCCACAGTGTTGGAAGCCATGCGGTTAAAAGACTTGCGAGAGCACAATAAAAAATTAGAAACCCTTGCGCGTGAGAAGTCATCTTCTGGTGATATAGAAGGTGCGTTTGAAACCCGCTCACAGAAGTTCCCCCTGCATATGACCAATGCTGAAATTGATGCGCTGGTTGAGATATTTAACAACACCCCCGAGATCCAAGAAGCCCAGCGCATTATGAACGTTGTACGCGGTAACTTGGTTGACGCCATGATTTCCTCCGGCAGAATAACCAAAGAGCAAGGGCAATCGTGGAAGGACGCTGTTAACTACGTACCATTTGCCCGCTTAAAAGAAGTGATGGACGACCCAGCGATGGTGCTTGGTGTGGGTCGCGGGGGCATCGGTGCGTTGGCTAAGTTGCCAGAGTTTAAAGGCTCGTTTGAGCGCCCAGTCACTAACGTGATTGACGGATTTATGAACAAAATGGCTTGGCTAACAGAACAGTCCATGCGCAACTCTGCGGACATCCGTACGTTAAATATTATGACCGAAACTGGCTTCGCGCGGAAACTAAGCAGTCGCGGTCAGGCGCAAAACAGCAAGTTAGTATTGCCCGCCGTGTATGAGAATGGCGCACCTGTGCTATTCGAGGTGCAGAACGCGTATGATTTTGCGTCGTTCGCCGTGGCCGATGTGGAGTTTGGTTCCATAACAAAAGCCTTATCCCTGTCGTCGCGCATCTTACGCACCACCATAACTGCGACACCGCCGTTTGCAATAAACCAAGTATTTCAAGACGCCCAACGTGCGATGTTTTTGTCGGGGGTTAAAAAGCCCTATAAAGTATTTGGTAGGACATTAATTAACTTCCCACGTATATTAGTAGCAAAAGCGTTAGGGGGAAATGTGGGTTTCGCCAAAGAGTTGGAAGGCAGCGGCGTTGTGGGGGACTATGACTTAAACCCAATTAACCCTGCGGAGACTATTGAGTTAGACGCTAAAGCTGTTAAACGTAGCCTTGCCCGTGCGATTATCCATGCGCTGGAGCAAGTCACTAAAGCGTCCGATATGGCTGCTCGCTTGGCCGTGTACGAACAGACCATGGAAGAAACCGGCGACGCAACATTAGCGCAAGCTAGAGCTCGTGAGTTAATTAACTTTAACCGCCGTGGGACGTCTAAAACTATGCAGTGGTTTGCAACGACAGTTCCGTTTTTTAGTTCCTACGCGCAAGGTACAGATCTTACCTACCGCTCATTCACTGGTGTGGAGTCGCCCTCTGGGCTTAACAAAAAAGCCGCACTTTGGATGTTCTGGAGCCGTATTGCGATGTTCCTTGGCTGGGGGACTCTGTACGCGGCGCTGATGGGCGACGACGAAAACTATGAAAAGACATCTGATCAAGTTAGGGACCGCGCATGGATTTTACCCAAAGCGCTGAGTGATACGTTTGGTATGGAACAGCCTTTCAAGTTGCCTGTCCCGCCTGAATTAGGGTTTATCTTTAAGTCTATTCCAGAACGCGCTATGCAGTATTACCGAGACTCTTCTAAGGGTGAAGCTAAACCCGCGATGGACGTTCTTATAGATTTCATGCGCGATGCCGCGACAACTTATGGGATGGCCCCGATACCGGCGTTGATAAAGCCCGGTATAGAAAACATGTTTAACTTCTCCACGTTTACGGGTCGGGCGCTGGTGTCCCCTTCGCTACAAAACCGACCCAAACCATTGCAGTACACCGCAAGCACTTCTGAGTTTGGTAAGTGGCTAGGCAAGGAAACTAATCAGTCACCCATCCTGATTGACAACGCCATGCGCGGATACTTTGGGTTAATGTGGTCTTCTGCATCTATGATGTTAGACGGTATGATGAACCCCGGCCGCCCCGCAAGGAACTTAAACCAACTGCCGTTCTTAAGTATTGGATTGATGGCGCCCGTTGGGTCTCGCACCAAGGATGACTTCTTTGAGTTCCGAGAAAAAGTAGCCGCTGCGGTAGCGGGCAAGAACATGCTAGTGAACGACCCTGAGCGCATGACGGAATTCCTAAAAGACAATCAGAAACTGCTAGACGCCGCGCCGTATGTCAATCAAAAACTACGTGTGCTACGTAGGTTACGCGCAGAGAAGCAATTCTTAGAAAGCTCAGCCTCTGATATGACCGGAGAGGAGCGTAGGAAGCGGTTACTGGATATATCCAAGCTAGAGAACGATGTGCTGTCCGATATTGGTAAGGTGCGCAACCAGTTTAAATAAAAGAATCCCGGCACGAAGCCGGGATTCAGGGGGAGGAGAGACACTATGGGTACAACCTGTACCAGAAGGAGAGGACCGGTACGTATTTAGTATATCACCGAGTGCGCCAAACACCAACCCCCCAATATCCATTACGAACACCCACTCGGAGCGCTAGGCTTATACCTCGGTTAGCAGAACTACTACGTAGGGTTTTCATTACTTTATCGGTCTCTACGCATTTCACAAACACAAAGCCGTTGATAGGGAAGGTAGCCCAGTCGATGACGTACTGTATACCCTCCGTATCAATAACACATTCACTACGCTTTACGTGGCTCTGGCGTTCAGCTTTGTGAGTCGATGGCACGGAGGGTTGCTTCTTTCTTTTCCTCATCAATCTTATCCATTTCGTCGATACCAAACACCGACCCTGCTATGTTATCGGGGATCTGTATCATTAAGGCGTTCATGGGAGGCATGCTGATCGCGGTGCCCTTGGACATACGCTTTTTAACAGACTCAACTCGGACACCTTTTGATGCTAACGAAGTAGATACTGATGAGTGATTGATCTGGTTCTTCGCGCACCACTTCTTAAACGTACCACTTGCAATAAATATACGGCGCGTATCTGGCTCACAACGAATCAGCAGCTCACCCCTAGGCTCAACAATAGGCACCACCATCGTGTCACCGTCAGCGGGTTCGTTGCGGATCATCAGCAAGTTGTTGTAGTTCTCTGCCATGTATGCGGCGATATGATCTTCAGCATCGGAGCTAGACTGTGTGATGTTCTTAGATGTGTCGAACATATGACCCGCCACCCACCGTGCGATACGCTCTACGTCAATATCATGCAACCCTAGGCTGTGCGCGATGGTGCCGCCCGTTAGACCAATAGCGGCCATGGTTGACCAAATACGTTCACGCTGAGTCAGGTTAGCGGCGGCATCGGTTTTTTCCTGTGTGCGGCGTAGCATCGCAATAACTTCGCTTTGATGATTCATGATATACCGCATGTATGGTAGCCACGCCATACCGTAGTTGTGCTCAAGTTGTGGGAACAGCATATCAGTGTATGCCTTCGGATACTTACTACTGCGCTTTACCTCTACCTCAATCACGCGCATCAGTTCACCTTCGGGGAAACTCTTATTCATATACAGCTTATCTGCCACACTGCTGTTCGATGTAGTCAGTGTGGGTGTCTGCCATGACGTGAGGTTAAGTCGCTCAGTATTGGTGTGAGTCTCCATACGGTTCTTACCCCGACCGGATGTGCTAGCGTATACCTGATCCGATAGCTCTAAGGGTTTCATGTTGGTGATCTCGTCGATCGTCAACGGTAGGTGACGCATAACCCCAGCACGATGGATTCGCACGTTATAGGTATCGTCTTTCTGCATGAGTAGATCAAACGGATGACCCCAAATACTGTTAGCCGCAAGTAATGCCGATGACTTACCGATACCCGAGTGCTCACTGACTAGGTTATATAGCCCCCCACGCAGGGTGGTGAACTGCATCAAAGGCGCACCGAAACTCAAGAACAACGCAAACGCGTAGGCTTCCATATCCTCATTGGCATAAAAATTAATCACCTCCTTCCACTTGTGAAAGTCCCCCCGCTCGGTGAGCGCCGGAATAATGTTGGTGTTTCGTGCAGCAGGCGGGGCGTAAATAATATCTTGCCCTTCAGGCTGGTTACCCACCAACTCTTTCGTGCCGACCACAAACGTACCGTCTGCCGTCCATCCCATCTGGGATCTAACTTTCTCTGCTTGCTTTGTCATTTGTAAGTGCCTCAACCATTTTTTAACGTACATTAAGTATTCGCTGACCTGCTTGGTATCTGTTGCCATGATGCCGTGTTTAGCAAATACGTCCCGGAGTTTGTCTCGTGCAACCGCATCGGCTAGGGGAACACTGAACTCCCTAATACCATCTAACGGTAGGTGCGCCCGAAACCACAACACTTCCCCCACATCGGGGTCATTCATACGACGAGTTACATATAAATCGTATTCACAGATCTGTACGGACGTATCTGGCTCGCCGGAAACCTTCATCACTCTATGTACACCCACCCCACCCTTAGGGCGGAAGTAAGGCTCAGGGTACTCAGGGATCACCGCACGTATTGTGTGAGCAGGTGCATCGGGTACTGGAATCTCTACCGTACGATCTTCTTCAGTCACTGCTGGGGGTACGTATTTTCCCAACTGCGCAGGGGTGGCAATGCGCCCTCTGTGTGGACACTTCTGACATGCTTCGCTGTTAACCCTCTCAAACGCTTGGCAGGTATATGGGCCATTGGTCTGTGAGGCTTTTTTACTCGCCGCATCAAAACTGTAGTCTGAGTGCCCCTCTGAAATCTCCCGTATAGCAAACTCTCGATCCTCGCAAATCTGTGCCACCGACAACCCTGCTCTCCACATAGGCTCCGGTAGGGATACTCGATGCTCCTTAATATGTACTAACTGTGCACAGGTATCTGAACGCTCCATGATATTTTTAAATATGGTGACCCCAACAATGGCTTTGGTCGTGGCGTCATCTGCATACTTAATGTGTTCAGGTATATCAAAGGGTAGTTCTTCTGGTGCATGGCTAGTATCACTGGTACTGCTCGCATCCCCTAGTCCTAACTTTGATGCAAACTCTATTAAGTCCACCTCGGTGTACTGCTCAGTCATCACGCTAGTGGGCTTTGGGTTGGCAGGGTCCCTGTAGTTGCCTGATCCCGGATAGCGTAGTAGTCGTGCAGAGTCCGTGGTGCATGAAGTGTCAACGAGCAGTCCATGCTTCTGGGTTAACGCCTGTAGTCGCAACGCAATAGGCTTCCAGATCTCTGGGTCTAGCTCTTTGTTAATCGGCCAATACAAGTGGATACCGTTGCCTGAGTTAACCCATAATGGTTCAGGTAGCTCTGAGTCAACGATGAACTTGTCGATAGCCGCTATAGCGTCATCTTGCGTTTTGTATGCCTTATCATCCTTCTCCTTACCCGCGTCAATGTCTAGCCAGAACGCTTTTAACTTCTGCGTCATAGCCTGTGTGCGTTTGCCGTGCTCTTTGAAAGTAGCAGGTGTGAAATACTGGTTAACCCCATCAACGACAGCGTCCCCAATATCTGCTAGATCATCAACCGAGTCTAAAAATACATGCTCGATCTTGTCCCCTGCAATTCCGGCAAAGCAGTACACCCCTTCTGTGGGTGTAACCAATCGGAAAAATTCTACGGGTGTCATTGTGCGTCTCTATTTATGATTATTTACTTTTGATCACTGCTACTAACTTCTCCATGTGAGCAGCGCTGGGTTCGTACCGACCCGTAAACCAATCATAAACAGCCATACGTGACACACCGACAGCCTTCGCAACATAACTAACTGAGATACCGCGCTCTATTGCCTTCAGTCCCAACTTAGACCCTTTCGATGCCGAGGACGATTTAGCCAGAGCGCGTACCCTATTTAAAAATTCATAAGAATAACCGCGCATCTTGTGCTCCAATTGAGGGTATGGGGTAGCCGAAGCTACCCCCTAAACGACTACTTACTCGTCGTCATCAGCCCACTGATCGAGCACGGATTTGACGTCTTCTTCTTTCGTCTTACCACGTACACGGGGCTCGGTCTCTGCGTCATCTGCGGGGGTTGCAGGTTTAGCATGTTTCGCCGCGGCGGCTTTGACCACGGCTGCGGTTTCATCATCAACTTCAACACTATCTGTGTCCGCGGCTTTCTTAGAAGTAAACCGCATGGTGATTGCATCCAACGCATCTACAGTCTGAGCGCGTTCACGGCACATGGTGTACTCATCTTCCTCAAGCGGACGGATGGGTTTGAAGGTTAACTTTGGTGTGGCTGAGTCTGTGTCAAACCGCATTTCAGTAACCACCGCCGTGATAGGCAGGGTGTGCGCATCAAGAAACTTTGCGTACTGGCGTAGTGGTAACTTACCTTTATCACCCTTACCAAACACTGACTGCGAAGGTAGCACCAACTGCAACACATCACCCTCAAGGTCGTTCTCTAATGCCACTGCCAGATACCGGCTGTAACGACACGCACGGCTCTCACCTTGACCTGACCCCTTGATATTCTGCTGGCACGAATCACACCGTGAGCTTTGTGGGTTTTCAACTGCGGCGTCTGGCGCCACACCATCTGACGACCAGCAAGCAGGGCCGTTGTTCTCACCTTCTCTAAACACACCTGCGTAGAACGTGCGGTATTCCGTTGGGGCGCTGTTAAGGATCACCATGTTCATGGCACGATCCTCGTTCTTCATAACTTCTTCACCACCAACGATCTTGCGAAACACGCTACCCTTGATCGAAATCTTAGGCACACCACCTGAGCCCAACATGCTCTTTGTGATGTCATCGCGCTCAAGCTTCTTGAGGTATGCAGGTAATTTATCTTTCTTAAACAGAGTGAGGTCACTCATATTAGCTCTCCTTAACATTGTCGAGTGGGGGGTTAGAGTCTACTACTTTATCTGCGGGTATTGCAAAGAACTTAACTACATCACTCCAAAAGAACCGATAGTGTGCGCCTACCTTCATACTTGGCAACGGGTCTACTGCTCTGCGAGCCATGGTTAGTATGGTGGCTCGGCTAACACCTATGGTCTTTGCTACCTGAGCGGTACTCATGGGGCGTTCGATAATCATGCTTTACTCCTTCGTACTGATACGGTGTACCGGTTGTCGACGTTAAGCCCAATAGGCATCGCGTCAGGGTTTTCCTTAATAAACTCACGCATCTGGATCTGAGATATACGGCGCTCTAACAGGTCCGGTGCGTTGTTCTCCATGATAAATTTGTGCATTGCCTCCCAATCACCCGGCCAATACCTTGTTTGCACCGTACGTGATACCGTACCAAATTTGGTACGTAGGCTATCTACACCGGTGGTTTTGCATAGGTCGAGCAACTGACTCTCTACCAACTCCATTTGCTCTTTGATCGTGCCGTCTTGCTCTTCGTACTGCGACTTCAATTGGGACCGGAAGTCCCGCATTTTGATGTATGCTTTAACTAACTTGTCTGCTGTTGCGTCCATGGCTCTCTCCCTAATGAACTTATATTGTAAAGGTACTTCTTTACATTGTCAATACTTCTTCAAACATTTCTAACAAACTTTCGTTGGTGTCTTCACAAGTGTCTAACGCCTTGTAGCGTTTCTGTTCTACGGGGCTCCCCTGCAAGCGCACGACTAGGCATTTGTTCTTTTGTCCCGCACGGTGGATACGTGCGTTTGCTTGCACATAGGTCTCGTATGACATGATGGGACCCCACCAAACAATCGTATCTGCGGCGTGTAGTGTGATACCGTGTGACGCCGCTTGAGGTTGGATGACAAGCACCTTGGGTTCGACTTGCTCTTGGAAGCGCTTAATAATATCAGCACGTTTGTTAGCAGATACCTTGCCGTATATCGTGTCCACCGTGTAGTTCTTGGCTAGCAGTTTCTCTTGTAGTAGCTCAAGGGTGTTGGTGTATGGCACAAACACAAGTACTTTGTTGGCAGTCCCGTCGATGACTTCACGTAACACATTGAACCGTTCGCTGATGTCTAGCTCTACCGTTGCTTTGTCATCTGAATACACTGCGCCACAACTGACCTGCAATAATTTCTGTAGCCCCACCGCCGCGTTCACCGCGCTAATGGTTTCACCTGCCGCTTGTGCTGCCATGTTCTTACGTAGCTGCTCATAGAGCTTGAACTGTTGTTTGGTAAGTGGTACGTCCCGTGTGGTGTATATGATGTCTGGTAAGTCTAGGCAATCATCTTTGGTAAACCGTATAGCAGGCTGCAGGATGCGATTAACCACATCAATCGCTGAGCGCTTAGGTACCCATTTAAACGTGGTAATTTTTGACATTACCATATCGCGATACAATCCAAACGACCTAGGTGCAGACGCAGGGTTCATCATCTTTGCAAGCCCGTAAGCATCTAGCGGTGACTGCGAAGCGGGGGTACCTGTGGCCATCCACAACCATGTGTCTGGACGAACTAACTTATTAATTGCTTTCCACCGATTGGTTGTGGCAGTCTTCACATAGTTGGCTTCATCAATAATGATTAGGTCATAGTCAGCCGCAATCAACTCTTTACTGACGATCTCGATACCATCAAAGTTAATGATTGTGAAGTCTGCCTGTTCGGCAATAACTGCTTTGCGTTGCTCACGAGTACCATGCGCTACATCTACACTCCGGTGCATGGCTCCGTGAAACAAATCAGCCACCCATGCAGCTCGCATCACCGACACTGGGCATATCACAAGCGCTCGTTTGATAATACCTAACTTCATTAAGTAGTCCGCCGCCCAGATCATGCTTAACGTTTTACCGGTGCCCGGATCGTTAAATACAAACGCCCTACGGTTTAGTGTCAGGAAGGCTGATGTTTGTTTCTGGTGGGTAAACGGTTCGCGAGTGCCCGGCCACTTGTACTTCGCAACTATGGGGGATGGCACGTTCTTAATACGTAGGTTTTTTAATACCTGCGCTTCCTCGATACCCCAATACACTAGTACATCTGCGGAACCATCCTCGTGTGTTGCGAGTATCTTGCTCTTTGGGATAACTTCTGTTACCCGCTTTGGGTTACGTAGGCGCATCTTAAGCGCTTTGTTTTCGATTACTTCCATCTCTCTTCCTCAATAGCTTATCGCTCCAAAGTAGTCTTTGAAGTTTTGCGTAGGCCCCGATAAAGCACGGGTTTCAAGCTGCGAAGCCTGCCAAGGAACGTCACTTACGGCCGCTAACACCGGTACCTACTGATCTAAAGACTTGTTAGAATCCTTAGAGCGGTAGATATTTATTTCGACTTTGTCTTCGTCTTACCATTTCTACTGCGGTTCTTACTGGGGGATACTAAGCGGGTGCCATCAGAATTTTTACCGCCTTTACTGATCATTTTTTTATGGTCAATATCTTTTCCCGTGCGGTCTATACCCTTGGCATCGTAATCCCTACGTGCACGTTGTCGCTCCATGCGCCCTTCATGCTCACCACGTTCTTTCTGTAACTCATACTCTCGCTTATACGGGCGGTCCTTCTTAGGGTTCTTATATGCCATAATCTCACTCTGTTATCTTTTGCCATTGTGTGCGCATGACACCACAGGGCACCACGCCCTGCACAAACCTGATGGTACGGGGTTCCAAACACCTGTCTCATACGCTGACTCTAGCCGTGACACCTCGGGTAACCAATCCATCCACATCTTAGGGGCGTCATCGCTTCGGTACTGCGTTGGTATCATTTTATCCTCAGGACAGAACAGCAGTCCAGCTTTAACTTTAGTGACCTGAGGGAACAATTTAAACACTGCTAACGACATTAACTGCAACTGACTGATATCGGCGTTCTTGGATTTACCAAACTTATAGTCAATCATTCGAGCAGTGCTCGTTTTCGCATTTATTATCAGTAGGTCAATCGCACCGCGCAGCCACACTTCCTTATCAAAGAACCCACACGGTTGCATGTCACGGGTAAGGCCGAACTTATACTCACAGTGCTTGTCCCCTTCTAAATTCTTCAGGGTGTCTAACTGCTTGCGCATAAACTCGTACTTACCGGGAATATCTACATCCTCAGATATGTACAACTCAGCAGCTTTGTGCGCGTCAACCCCATACAGCATAATCTCTGAGGGTGACTCCTTCACATCCTTAACCACCTTTAAGTGGTAGTACTTCTTAGGGCACGATTGAAAAGTTTTAAGTGCTGAGTACGACCATGCTACCTGTGGCATTTCATCTCCTAGACTGCGTATCCTCTCGTATAACCCTAACTGTTGTTAAAGCCATCCTCAATTCTACCAGTGCTTCGGTACCTAGTTCTAGTGCTTTATCATAATCATTCGATAACAGTGCGTTTTGCATGGATTTTAAATTTAGTTTCGTGGTAATTAAGTGGGGGGTGTAGTCTATGTAGTCGCTCATCATCATAATCATCAACAGTCTGCAAGGGTTTTACCAAATCCAGCTTCCGCATCGAGCGGTATAACTGGCATCCATGTGG